TACCGTTCGTTAACAGAAACACGTTCCTGCCTCTAGCGGTTGGTCGAACATGAGCTGCTAAACGGTTAGCGAGGCGTTGCTCTTTAGATAGCACTAAACCTTTAGTGAAGTTTTCTGCGAGCGTAGGGCGCACAAAGTTGTCGGTGGGTGGTCTGAAAATTGCCATCAGGTGATGCTATCTCCAAAGCCTGCTGCGGTGAGTTCAGCGACCTCAGCATCATCCAAGAAATGCAGTCGACCACCATGCCATAGTTTCTCTACTTGTCCTAGATCACGCTGGTCAACGATGGTGTATTCACCTGTTTTAAGTTTGTAAAGGTTTCGTGCGCGAACACCCGAACGGTCGTAACGGCCCAAACGGTTCGCTGAATCCCCACCACCGAAGTATCCACCTGGATAGTTGTAGGTGTATGGCACACGGAAGATACGGGACTTAACCCAATCGGCAGACGAAGCCCCAACACCCGATCCGGTAGCACTACGGAAGTACAGGATTCCACCAAGCGTGACTGATGTGCCTTCACCTGAACCTGTGGCGGTACGAATGTTGACGACAAGATCAACACCTGACCCTGCACCCACACCAGAACCCGTAGCAGTACGCAAAGGCACACGGATGAACGTGACACTAGAAGCCCCTGATCCGCCACCCACAGCCGTTCTAACAGGCGTAATAGACCCAACAGCACTCTGAGAGCCAACACCGCTACCTGTGGCTGTACGAGGCGCAATATGCAACCCCGTTGAATCCATCGTCCCAACACCTGAACCAGTTGCGCTACGAAGAAGAACAACAACCCGTGTTGCAGACTCAGAACCAACACCACTACCCGTACCCTGCCGTTGACGCAACACCTGCGCTGATGAAGAAGCAGTACCTAAACCTGATGCGGTAGCAGTAACGGTGATAACCGCACGAACACCCAAATAGAAACGCCCACCGAAACGGTAAGGGAAACTGAAGTCAGTTAACTGACCTAAACGAACCTGAGCAGAACCCGAAGCAACAGAAGCAGAGCCATCACCTGAACCAGTCGCAGTACGACCAACAACACGGAAATAGGTTGCCCGATAAAACGGGCGGGTGTCAACAAACGGTTCGCTAAAACCTGTGACTGCTGTTTGCGCCATGAGGGGTTATCCCCTAACGGCTAGTCGAGCGACAGCGTGAGAGTGGTGATCTGAAAAGTATCGCCCGCAGTAACCGCAGCAGATGACGACAACGCGCCAGTCCACAAACAGTTACCCGAAGTCAACGCATCCCACATAGACCAATGCGAATAAGTTTCAGTAGCAGCAACGTTCGTCCATTCCAAAGTTGCAGAAGTCGCTATAGAACCCGACGCTGCGGTAGCCCAAGCCGCAACCTTACGAGTCGTTTCAGTAGCAGCACTAGAAGTCCCATCCTCACCAGCATCACCCGTATGCAACTTCACATACACGTTTGAAGGAATAGTCCACGCAGTCTTGCCCGTGGTGTGTTCAAGGATTTTCAGTTCCGCATAATTAGAAATCGACATACAAACCTTTCGCTGGAAAGACTATACCAAATACAAAAAGTGGGGCAACCGAGCGAGGGGACTCGGCTACCCCACATCTTGTGGAGGATTAAACGAACCTAACTAATTAGGCTGCGTTTGCACCAATGCTGGATGACGACTCAATGCGACGCAACGAAGCTTCGCGGAAGCGACCGTAGCCACCGAGCCAATACCAACCGATTGGATTGAAACGCATAAGCGAGTCAACCACTGGGCCGCGAACGACCTTCGGTACAACGCCATTTCCGTCAACCTGGCTGTAAGCCTTAGCCAAAGCCTGACGACCCATGATGTGTGTGCAATACACGTCAATCGTTCCAGTTGTGCTGGTTCCGTTTGATGCGTTGGTAAACACCTTTGCGCGAGGGGTTTCAATGAATCGTACTGATTCAAAGGTTCCGATCTCACCGTTGTAGATGTTCATGGTGTCAACGTTGATGTGAGGTGCGTTCCATGATGCGTTGCCGGTTTCACGACGAAGGTCGTACGACACGTCAGGATGGATGTAACCCATGTAGTAACCATTGAACGTTGCAACGTTTGCACCACGCAAAGCAGCAGTCTGCTTACGGATGTCGTTGGCTTCAATGATGTCCTCAGCAGCAACCGAAGTACGGCCTGTTGGATCGGATGATCCGCCGCCGCCGTAGGCTACGTTGTCACCGCCAGCAAGAACGTCGCGAACAACCTTGTCGATTGAGTCACCAGCGTTGTAACCGATAAGGTTCGCTGCTGCTGCATCAACGTCCAAGAACGAAGTTCCACGGAGTTTTGCGGTGGTGTTGATTGTGTTGCCGTATTCGGCAAGGGTTACAGTCACTTGCGTGTCACTCATCGCTACAGGTGTAACGTCGGTGGTTTCAGCAAGTGTGCTGGTTGCTTCTGCAAGGTCTGCGAAAATCGTGAAGATTACCGAAGAACCTGGCATTGACTGGTTGGTTGGTTGAACATCGGCTGCCTGATCAAACAACATTTCTGAACGAAGGGCGAAATACGCCAAACGGTCATACGCTGCCTGGTCGGTGTCAACCGAACTTTGCTGGGTATATGACATGACTTTCCTTTAGGGGTAGCCCCAAAGAACGTGAATCCTATGGGGAGTGATTAGTATTTTTCTGCTTCGGCTCTCGCCTGGGCCAAAAGTTGCATCACTTCGTCCGCGGATTTTGCTTGTCCAATACGCTGAGCGTAATCGACAGGAGGTTCGCTTGTCTGCCCAGCTCGCGCTGCCTGTGCCACCCGATTCCATGACTGCTGTTCGGCAACCACTTCCTTGTTCTGACTAGGTATGAGACTTGCTTCTTCTGCCGCTTGTCGAATCGCCTCCGGTGTTAATTCACCGTCGTAGCCTTTAACGAAATACTTGTACTTCGGATCGTTCGGGTCCATGCCCGCTTTCACGAAGTTAAGTTCTCGTCGGGCTGCCTCTGCTGATGCTGCCTGCTCACGTAAAGCCTTATTCTCGGCTTCAAGTTTCCGCAAGTGCGCTCGCACAGGGTCCTTCGATTGCTGCTGGTCTTGTACTGCATCATCCTCAAACTCGTAGTTTGCATCTGACATGACCCACTCCTTCTGCCCACATTCGGCTGGAGGTTCCCGAATGGCTGCAAGTCTCACCCCTTTTGCACATTGAAAGCGGGGGATTTCCAATGGTGTCCGTTACCGAACATTCCTAGTATACACACACTTCACCTGACAGTGTCAAGTATGCTATTGGGCTTTACCCACCGAAGTAGAAATTGAGCCTGATGTTTCACCAGTTGTCCGAGCAAATGATCCGCCACCAGCGAACTCACCGGTACGAAGGCGACGTTTACGCTCCAACTCTTGTTGCGCGGCGACATCAATCCCGAAAGCCCCACCAGCCAGTTGCTCACTCGATAGTGCAGTTTCACCCGCGAAGGTCTGTCGTAGTTCGCCTAAAGCACCGACTTCAGCGAACCCTGCGCGAGCCTGCTGTTCAGTAATTCCACGGCGAGCCAAATCCTCAGCGAACGCACCAGTCAACTGGATACCACCCTGCTCTAGTCCACGGGCTGCGATGTTGGCGGCCTGTGCCTGACGGGTGAGTAGTGGGGCTGTGCGCTGTGGGTCAAGGAAGTATGCGGCCAACTGTCCTTCGGTTACACCGTACAGGTTCCGCATCTGTTCTTTAACGGCGGGGTCAGCGTCAGCGACAGCACGATAACCCTGCTGGACACGTTCGTTCAACTCGGCGTTAGAAACATCGCCTTCGATCAGGGCTTGGAAGTCCTCAGACTGGTCGTAGAAGTTGGCTGGCAAACCGTTGGCTCGCAAGGTTTCACGATACTGGTTTTCCAAAGAAATATATGAGCCAGGGTCAAGTTCAGACAAGCCCTTTTTCAAACGCGCAGCGTTACCAGCAAACCGTTTTTGATAGGCAGGCTGTTCACGGATAGCAAAAATGATTGCGTCAGGGTTGTTGATATTGACTGTTTCTTTAACAATAATTTCGTTGTAGATGTAGTCAGACAGTTCACCCAACCCGTAGGTGTTGAGGACATCCGCCATTGTTGCGCGGGCATCACGACGGCGTTGCGCTGTTTGCAAAGCGATCTGTTGTTGCTGGAACTCTCGATCCAATTCCATTTGCTGTGCAATAGGGTCAATTTCTTCCTCATTCTGATTGCCACCAACTCCAGCAGTACCGCCCACATCTGGCGTGTAGTAACCGTACTTAGGGGCATACGCATCATTGACTATTTGTGCGTAGTCAGGTTCAGCAGAAACATCTGGTGCTTGAATACCTGAAGCAGCGAGATTCGCTTGACCCTCAGGAGTTGCAAAATATGCAGCCAATTCAGCATTTAGGTTTTCCAAACCAAGAGAAAAATCTACGCCACCCAAACCCTGACCATCAAAAGTAGTTACCATAATCAGCCAACCTTTCCGAACGCTCTAGCCAAACTTAAAGCAATATCCGTAGCCTGCTGATTAGCCTGCTTCGTATACTGCCAACCAAAAGTAGGATCACTCTTGACCGTTGTAACCCACTCAGACAACGACAACTGCCCACCGTCTTTGCTTCCAAACGCCTTCAGGTATGGACCTGAGAACATATCAATCTCATCCTCAGAACGCTCCAACAGATCAGCCGCATAACGACGATAGTTCCCACCAATATCTTCCAATGACAAACCTGCATCAATTTGGTCAGCCAACTGTGGCATCGCACCACGCGCATACTTCTGCAAACGTTGACGCAAACCTTCCTCAGTCAAAACCTGACCCGAACCTGCTTCTGGTGTGCCGGTAAGGATAGATTGAACCTGGTCATCAGATACCTTGAAGTTGTATGCGCGACCGATCTTGCGAATACGGTCAGCATCCGCACCACTTAACGCTCGACCTGTTTGAGCCTGACTGCTAGTGGCTTTGAACGTGGCGTTATATACAGCCTGCTTCTCACCCAAACCAGTAAGACCAGTACGGGCAACAGTTGTAGCAACTTGGTTCAAAGTGTCTTCAGTTAAACCAAGATCACCATACGTGTTGGCAATACGGGACTTTGTTTGTGTGATTAGGTTCTGTTTATCTGCGTCAACGAGTTGGTCAAAGTTTTTGGTTGCAGAAATAGTTGTCTGCCAGTAGTTCGTTCCACGGATTTCCTGCTGGATTCGCTCCAAGCCTGCCGATGTGGTGAGATCATAAACACCTTTAGGGTCAGACACCCTAATCATCAAGTCAAGGAGGTCTTTACCAAAATATGTTTCAGCGTTAGCAGCCAACCAGTCATCCGAATATGACGGGAAGAACTTTTGTAAAGCATCAACCCAGTTCTGTTGAGTCACGGCAGGTGCAGATGTTTTCTTCCCTTTTGCTGTGACAGTTGTACCAGTAGGTGTTGTAGTGACCCTAGGTGTTGTCGTTACGGGAACATTGGTTTGAGTACCAGTAGTCGCTGTGGATACTGTTGCTCCCTTAACACCGGTAGGAACTGCTGGAACTGCCGAAACCCCACCGACACCACCTTCTCGCTGAAGACCGCCACGAGAAACCTGAGGGACGCTGATACCTTCCAACATTTTGTCCGTTGGATTCAAACCTTGTAGAGTTCGATATGCCTCACCAAGAACAGTTTGTGCTTTATCAATATCACCGTTTCGGGTTATGGCGATATTTAGATTTCCTTGTGCAGCCTGTAGTTCCCCTCTTGCTCTACGAATTTTTTGGTCAAGTTGTTCTTGTGTCGCTTTTTCCTGTTTTGCTTTTTGGGTTTCTTTTGTAATAGATTCCAAACGCGCTTTTTCAGATGCTTTTGTTTCTTCTTTAGCGATTTTCTTCGTGTCTTTAAGAAGATCATTCAACTGAGCAAGACTGTAAGACTTGTTTTTGTACCGCGCTTTTCCACCAGCCCTAACGTTTGGGTCGGCAATAAGTTCTTCTAATGTTTTTACATCTTCACTTGCAGCCATTACGCAGTCCTTAACATTTGATTAAACAAATCGGCAACCTGAGCAAAACGGTAAGCCTGTTGCTCACCAGTCGCAGCACCAGCAACCACATTCTCACTAATCGTGGACAGCGAACCAGACTCGCCAGTAGCCGATTTCTGTTGAACTTGGGTGATCAAAGACTCAATCTCGGCATCGGTGAACTTGCGTCCCAAAGCCTCAACCGCTTTCTCGTCCAAAGACTTACGGGTGTCCATCTTGGATGGCCCACGGCTACCGCTACCCGAACCAGGATAGTCCTGACGGATAAAGTTCATAGACGTTTTCCAGTTGTAACCGTACTCGTTACTTGTCAGCAACAGGTTTTTCATCGCATCAATGTCGGCTGGATTAAAACCAGTTGACGATGGTCGAGTTTTGCTACTGTAAAACTTTCGTTGATACAACTCTGTTTGTAAAGCAGCACGATCTAGCGGGTTTAGTTTTGCTAACTCCGCATAAGCCTCTTTGCTGGCATCATAAGGTTTGCGCTCAATCTGACCTCTTTCGTTTACAAGGTTCTGCCCGTAATACAACAACTTGGACATCGCACCTGACTGGATTGGTGAACCGCCACCTGTGCGGGAACGTGTCCCCATCCCACCAGCCTGTTGAACATATTGAAAGGCATCGGGTTCAGCTTGCTGATATGCGCCAAACTGTTCTGACGGTGGAGTAGCGATTTCACGCGGGCCTTTAGCAGTACCAACCACACCTGGTCCAGCACCAACAGCACTAGCTATTTCCTGTTGGATACCTGTATCGCTCATTTGTCAACCTCAGATGAAAGTTCACGATCCCAAACTCTTGCGAAGTCAGGGTTCTGTTGGATTAGTGCTTGACCAATACTAACAAGGTAGTCACGGAGAGGTTCCGCTTTCTTCGCAGTATCAAAACCACCCTCCTTGCCACCACTTGCCACATATTGTTGGACAGCCTTATCGCGGTAATCCAAATAGGTTGCAATAGATTTAGCAACACCATTGTTCTCCAACTGTGGCAACTCAATCAAAGTACGCATCTCAGCCAACTTGGACTCAAACTCACCAACCGTGAACACAGGGGTCACAGGGAAACCTGCATACCGTCTGTTGATCTCCTTACGCACGTTACCCAACCATGCGCGTTGCTCTGCCGTTGGATATGCCCCAACTTGTGTGCGATACGAACGGTAAATGGATGCGCCCATGCGATATTGGGCCTGTTTGATGATCTCTGTATCAGACAGCCGTTCACGGCGACCCTTGCGGAGTTGTCGATCCCACACCTCAAACGAGAAGTCATCCCCACCTGGGGCGAGATAGCCTGCTGTGGCAGGGAACTGCTCCAACAAGTTCTCGTTATCCCGCTCCCAATCACCGAACTGTTCACTTGCCTCTAGCCCACCGGCAACAGACTTACTCTTAGACGACAAATACAGCAGCGCGTCATCACCGAACAGTTCAATAAACCTTGGGACAGCGGTGTCATAGTTTTCGTTCTGCAAACGATAGAACTCTTGAACCATCGCAGACGCATATACGTCACCTGATTTGGTTTTTACCACATATTCAAGTGATGGTGCGGTAGGGCCTACGAACTGTGCGAATCCACGCAACGCCGTCAATATCTTCGCTTTGGATTTAGCGTCAGCCATCAGGTTTGCTTTTGATTGCTCATCATCTAGGTCGTAGTC